TTAACTGCAATTTTGCTTAAAACATCTTGGTCACCTATTTCTTCGACCAAAATACCTAACACATCCTGAACAAATTGAAGATTAATCAATCCAGATATAACTTCTCGTTGTCCTTTAATACCCATATCTATTGCTTTAGCTGCATCTAAGGCCCTATCAAAATGAAGTCCTTCTAATTCTTTATACCCTTTCTCAGTAACAGTCGTATAACTCGCCAACTGCTCTTTTTGTAATCTGGAGTATCTTTGTCCTTCAGTTTCTACTAATTCTTTCTGTTTATCATATCTAGCAACATCTTTTTGTTCTCCCCACCGATTCTTTTTAGCCCATGAATATATAGTAGGAGGTGTGACAATTACTCCATCTTTAGAAATCACTTCAGCAATTTCTTTAGCTGTTTTATCCCCTTCTAGAAATAAAGTCATAGCTTCTAATTTAGTTGCTTCTGGTATATGTTTAGGCATTATATTTATCCATACATATTATTAGGGTCTAATCCACCATATCCCTCATCTGAAGGATGTTGTGAATCAATATTACCACCTATTGGTGAACCATCTGATTGTAAGAATCTAGTAAAATCTATGTGACCAGTCTTATTTGTAGCAGATACAAAACAAGAAGGTATTTTAAATTTGCTCTTAGAGGAAGTCATAACTTCATTATAAGTTATTCCAATCTCATTTCTGGTACAAATTCCTGTCCATGTACCTTCACCTTCACTCAAAGGCTTATATGTTCTATTCTTTAATAGAGTTCCAGATTTTCTTTGCAAGCCTTTTATCTCCTTATTATTTTTGCAGTCTGTGAATTTACACCAGACCACTACACCATATTTATCTTTAACATCGTCAAAAGTAGGTAGTTCTTTAGGAAATTTATCCTTGTATACCTTCTTTTCTTTTGCTTTTTTAGAATTAGTAAATACTCTAATCCCTTTATTTACTTTTTGTAATCCACCAGCTCTAGCCATATCTTAGCTCCTTCTTTTAGTTAATAATGCAATACATGCTGCATCAGCATAATCTTGCTCTGGGAAGACATCTCCCCACTTCTCTATAGCAAAATTTTTTATCTCTATCTTAGATGCATTCCCTTTATCAAGAACACCTTTTTTCCACTCTTTATTTTCAATTATCTCTGTATTTATACCAGCTTTTAATAAAGAAAGCCATACTGCTCCTACTACATAAGAAAGTTTAATAGCAATTCTATGATTTTGTACATATACAGCTGCTTCAACTGAAGCGTTTAATATCTTTATTTTACTTAAATCTTCAAAAAAATCTAACAGAATTTCAGGAAATCTTTCTTCAAAAGTTTTCTTTTTGCTTCCCCACTTATAAAACTTTAATATATTCTCATTCTTATCTAAAAGAACTCCATGAACAGCTAAAGTCGAACAATCTAAACCTAAATACATTAGCTCTGCCCATGAGTTCGGATAGACACAACTCTACTTACATTATTATAAAAAGCAGTATACATAGCTAATAATCCTTCCTGTTGAATTAATTCAGCTTGATGCTCTAAAAAGCCTTGACGTAATTCTAGTACATCCTCATTCTCTAATATCTCCCCTCTTAACTCATCTTTTGTAGGTTTCTTTTTATTATTCTTATCATATTCTCTAGTTATATTAGATAAAGTAGTACTATATTTATCATTATAAGAAGCTTCCAAAAGACCTACAGTAGCTTTTTTATCAGCTACCATATGCTCTAAAGTAGCTTTATACCCACCGAAAAATAATAGAAATTCTTCTAGTTGTTTATTCTCCATTTCAGTTATCTGGTCGTACTTTCCAAATAAATTCTCTACAGTATTCTCATACTCTTTAGTCAAACTAAATTTCGGTATACCTAAAGCTTCAACTCTTTTTTTAGTCTTATTGAAAGTTTTCATAGGATTCCAGTCTTTATTATCCATCTACCATTCCTTTAAAAATATACGGATTCATATATTCTATTACTTCTGTTACTCTAGGAATTGAGAAATTTCCATCCTCTTCTTCCATAATACCAGATTCTATATCTATCCAAGGTATATCTCTAGCTGTTTTTATCCAAGTTTTCATAGCTATTGGTAAAGTTTCTATATTTAAACCACCAGCATATCCAAATTTCTTTTTATTAAAAGAAGGCCATACATTATTAAAAATCCCTGCTCCACTTGACTTATCTACCAAAATAGAAGCATTAGGAGCTTTTACTTGAGTACTTATCCAATTATTTACACCATCAGCTTGAAGGATGAATTCTTTATCCTTATGGTCAGCCATCATTTTCTCAAAACTAGTACTATATCCAGTATATTCAATACCATGGAAATTTATCTGAATTCTTTTAAAAGCATTAAATACTTCAGTACCAAGCTCTTTTTTTATATCATTTATATAATTCCCATCTATAAGTAAATGTTCTACCCAAGGCTCACAGAAATGTCCAGATAATCTAACTGAAGTATCTTTTGTTACCTTAACTAAATTTTCTAACCACTCTTTAGATGGAAATCTACCTATCTTATAAGTAGGTACAAGAATTCCCCATTCTACAAAAGGGTATTTCTCTGAAATATCTATTAAATCTTGTGGGTTAGTTGAATCACTAGCCCCTGTAAATGTAATTGTTTGTATCATTTTTCCACTCTCCTACAAGCACACCATCTTGCTCCAGTACATTTCTCAGGAGCTTCTGGCATATTCTGAATTTTAAAACATCTCTCTATTATAGAATCCCATTGAGCAGGATTTTTTTCAATAATGAATGATTTAAGTTTTTGGTCATTTTTATTCTCATATAAAATAGTTCCTTTCTCATAATTACCCATATTAAGATACATCTGTAATTGTAATTGATGTTCTTCTTTAGGTGTGGTTAATTTTGAAAAACCAGACGTGTTTATAGATTTTAACTCTATAGGCATTATCCCATAAAGTTCGTGTTTAATTAAAAAGTCCATTCTTCCAGACATAGGAGGAAATTCAAATTTTACTGGTATTTCTCTTCCTACTAATATCCTTAGATTAGTAAGCCATTTTTCCACACGTTTTTCTAAATAATCACCATTCTGAAAAATTCGTTGTGTTACAGCTTCTAAAGGAGAAGACACCATCTGCCCATGATAAATTAACCATACAGCTCTATCACACTTATTACTTAAAGTAGACGGATGGAATACTCCAGACCTTGGAGAATCCATAGTACCCCCTAAATACTCATCTAATAAATCTACTAGCCAAATATCTTCTCTATATTTATTTAATTTGGCTGACTTAATTTGTTCAATTCCTGCCATAATTTTTCCTTTATATCTTTTTTTGTTTTTTCTTTAATATGTATTATATGCTTAACTTCGTCTTGCTCTAATAAAAAAGCATCTCTTTTGCTGTCTCGCTTCTGAAAATGACCATATATGCCATCTGCTTCAATTACTGTCTCAATCTCAGCTATATAGAAATCTACTGTATAAGGAGGAAATTCTGTTTGGTCAGAATATCTTAAACCAGACTCAGATAAAAGTCCTGCTATAATATTTTCCTGTTTAGTATAATCTCTAGGTGGAGAGTTCATTTTCCATTTCTTGGTAAACTTTAGGATTAGCTGTAAAGAAATTTCTTAATCCATTCATTCCTTGTATTCTATTATCTTTGTATGTATACCAAGCACCATTTTTCTTTATTAAATCTTGTGCTATAGCTTCCCTCATATTACATTCTATGATATCAATACCCCCCTCTACCCTAAAAGGCACAAGAACATTTTCCCAATTATGTCCCCCTGCTTTTGTTTTTTTCAATCTAACATCTATATCAAAACCTAATTTACGTTTAGTCTTTTTCCCTTCTAATTCTTCCTCTAGCCAACCGCCCTTTTTTAATTCCAACATAACATGAGCAAAGTATATTTGTCCCTTTCCTCCCGGCATCGATTGAAATTGTGATGGACTTAAAGAATCTCTCACTTGATTTATAACCACTAGAGTAGACCCATGTCTTAAACTATTCACTAGTTTAGGTAAGGATTGGTTTATAAATCTAGATTGCCATGCTATAGGACTATAAGAAAAATCTCCTGCTTCTATATTTTCAGGAACTAATCCTGCTAGACTATCTAAAACAATAATATCTACACCCTCTCTCATAAAATCTCTCATCTTATCTAAAGCATGTTCACCATTTTTTGGTTGTACCATCAATACTTCATCAGGATTTACCCCAGCTTTAGCAACCCACTCTCTATCCCACGATAGTTCTGTATCTACCCAAGCCGTTAAACCGCCTTGTTTCTGTACAGTATTCAATAGACGTAAAGCTAAATAAGATTTACCTACATTAGAAGGGCCATGTATAAGAGATATCCTTTTTGTAGGAATTCCTCCACCAGTTAATTTATCTAGATTAGGAATATTAAAAGGAATTCGTGAATACACAAACTCATCATCATTCCCCAACTTCAAATTTTTATCATTCTTTAACAAAGTGTCCATTATTTCTTTTGCGCTTTGTTTCATTCAATATCTCCTTGTGAATTTTTAACTAACATCTCTGCCCAAGCAAAATAAACAGCACATAAAACAATGAGTTTTCTAAGTAATTGTTTCTCAGAGGCTTGGTATATCTCTTTAGCGACTTCTCCACTTTTCTCTGTGGCTATCACATGCCACCATTCATTGGAGTAATCTTCTTGGTCTTTCCATACAGAATCTTGAAGCTCTCTTTCTTTTAAGATAGCTTCTAAAACTACTATACGACCAAGCTCAGACATATTTATCCAGTATTCTTCTTCTTCTT